TAGCCATCGGGGAACGCCGTGCCGGTCTCAATATCTTCGTCCGTGGGCCGATCCAGGCGCAAAAACCGATAGGTCTCGCTCTTGAATACGGCCACGGATACCGTCCACAGCCGCGCGCCGCGTCTGAGCCGCCGGCCGCGCTCGGTTGCATCCACATAGGTGGGGCCCGCGACTGGTGCCGAGCGCTCGAAACCGCCAACGCCCTTGATGGGCGCCACCTGTCCGTGCCCGGCGCCACGGGCCCAGGCATAGACGGCCGGGGCTTCGTAACCGGTGTCGATGGCCAGCCGTGCCAGGCCGTGCTGGCCGCCTGTGTTGTTCGGCCAGGTTTGCGACAACAGGGCCGTCAGGACGCCCCAGGCCTTGGGATCCGCAGGTCCACCATCGATCACTATGTGGTCGATCAGCCAGCTCTCCAGACCTCGGCCCCAGGCCCAGATATCGACCTCGATACGGTCGCGCTGCACATCGGCGCCGGCGGTCAGGAAGAGCCCGCCGTGCGGCACGGTTCCCAGATCGTAGTCTTCGCGGCGATCATAAAGGCGCTGCCAGTCCGGGGCCTCGCCGCGTTCCTGCCAGGTTTCGCCGAGATCGGTGTTGCGGACCGACTTCAGGGCCGCATCGTTACCCTGGGCAGCCTGCCAGGCGGCGGCGATCCGCGCCCAGCTGCGCCAGCCGACGGGGCTGTACAGGCTGGAGACATGAAAGCCGGCTGTCTTGCCGTTACCATCTTCGGGTTCTGCTGTGGCCCGCCATTCACCTTGCTCCAGCATCCGCGTCTTATGATGCTCGTTGATCTGGCCCTCGCAGCCTTCACAGAGGTAATGGACCGTATCCGGTTGACCGTTCTCCCATCTCAGGCGCTCGAATTCGAGATATTGCATGTGCCCACACTGGGGACAGGGCAGAAAGTATCGCCGTTGGTCCGTGCCCTCGTATTCCCGTTCGATCCGGGACGCTCCCTTGATGGTGGGCGTCGAAACAATAAAGATCTTGCGCCGGGCAAAGGTCCGTGTTCGGGCTTCCGCCAGTGCCACCGGGTCACCCTCGCCATCGAGATCGCCGGGATAACCGTCCACTTCATCCAAAAACAGATACCGCACCGGCATGGAGCGCAGGCCGACGGCCGAATTGGCCCCGGTCATCACGAGCACTCCGCCGGGGAACTCCTTGGCCAGGACCGTATTGCCCGCATCCCGGCTGCGCGCCGGCTGGACCCGTTCCCTGAGCACCTCGCTTTCCTCGATCAGCGGATCGATCCGTTGCTTCGAATTGCGCTTGGCCATCTCCACCGTGGGCAAAACCGCCAGCATGGGGCCGGGGGCATGATGGATCACATAGCCAATCCAGTTATTGCCGCATTCGGAAATACCAATCTGCGCTCCCTTCATGACCACCACCCGTTCGATCGAGGAGGCCGGCGAGAGGCAATCCATGATCTCGCGTAGATACGGCGTCCGGGAGGTGCGCCAGGGTCCAGGTTCAGAGGCCGCCTTGCCCGAGAGGCGCCGGTGTTGATCAGCCCATTCCGAGACCGACAACAACGGATCGGGACGGAGTCCCTGATCAAAAGCCTGGTCGTAAATCTCAACCGCGCTCAGGACCATTCATTAGCTCCTCCAGGGCCGCTCGAATTTCTATGGCCAGAATTTGGTGTATGCGTCGTTCGTCGTCTTCCGCCGCCAGCATGGCAGCCAGGCGCTCGGGAATATTCAGCAGCGCGTCCCGCACTACTCTGGCCCGGTTGAAGGCCGCAGCCTTCACATCGTCGACGGCGATGTACTTGCCGGCTTCAACTCGGGCCTTGATCTCGAGCAGCTTGGCCCGCTCGACCTCGCTCTTGATACGGCTCTTCAACAACAGGGTCGGCAAATCGCCAGCTGACGATTGCTGGGCGGATGCTGGATTGACCTTTGGTGCCTGAACCGGTGCGTCGGGCTTTACTCTTCGTTCTGGCCTGGCCGGCTCCCTGAGTGCGGCAAGGGCGGCGTCAGCCTGGTCCGTATCCACCTTGCGGTTCGAGAGCCCAATGATGCCCTTGGCCACCATCTGACCTACATATTGCCGGGAGACACCACGTTGGCGGGCGTATTCTGCCTGACTGACGAGCATGACCGCGTAACGTTCCCATATTCGGAGCGCCCTCGAAGACTATTGCGTTTGAATTTGATTTGGGTTTCTGGAAGGCGCGATCGCCGCCAATTGTCAGGTTTGGATGTGAGCTAACGGAGACGACGCAGACTAATTCATCTGGGTTACAACGTGAGCAACTGGGCAGTTGTTACGCATCAATACAATACCGCCCCGCCCAATGAGGCTGTTCCAATCCTCTTGTGGACTGGAGAAGGTCCAAAGCTCATCTCCAGGAAGAATCAAGAACTTCAGATCCATGAGGTCCGAATGAGCTCTATCGCCGCCCCGAATATAGGCCGCAGGGGCGCCGTCCTTCATCGGATCAAGGCCATCTCCGGACCGTTCGAACTCAATCAAGCTGAGTTGCCTACGGTGCCATTCGAGAGGCGGCCATGCCGCCTCCTTGCGTTTCTGAGATCGGTGGCGATCGTATCTCTCGCAAAAGGCAATCTGCCCGCGGATAAAATCCTTTTCCAAATCGAGATAGCCGGCATCCTCGAGACTGAGTCTGTAATCGACATAAGAACCGAGATCACAGGGGGAAGGCAAAATGCCTTCACCTTTCTCTTGCCGATGATCCTCCAGTCGTTTCCATATGAGGGAGTCTGTCACGCCTGCCGCATGCAATGCGGAATACTTGGTGACGACGTCCAGGATCATGGCCTCGGGCGTATACCAAAATTGCCGCATAATCCATGAGCCGATATCATCGTCTTTCAATCGCGGGTCACATGTTTGCCTGAGACGGATCAAGTCGGCGACAAAAGAATCTGGTGCCTGATCTATCCACTCCTTTTCGGGCCCGGCGAATAGGTCTGCGGGCCCGGGCGTTGGGGATCGCCAGGCACGTTCTGCGCCCGCCATGATGGCCATTCCCGATAAGATGAGTACGCCGACCGGCGCAAGAAAGATGACTATTCCGAAGGCGAACGCAGAGACCACTCGATCATCATTGTCCCAAAGGCCGCTTCCATGTCGCGCCATTATGCGTTCAATCACTAACACAATAGCGACAGATGCCAACCATCCACCCAAGATCCACCACCACACCGGAGTAGCCTCCCATCGCGTGAGATTTTCTACGACTATAATAAGTCGATTAATTGATCTCTACTATTGCCCATCCAACCGCTGAATAACCTGAGCCATAGTCGCGTGAATACTGCCACTTGGAGTGACAACCAATCTACTCAAATTGCCGGCGTAGCCTCCTGATCGGCGGCGATCTCATCGAACGTCAGGCCGTCGCCTTCTAGCGTCGCCGATTGGCCAGTGAATTCCTGCCAGCGTCTGACAATGACATCGACATATTTGTGATCCAACTCGATCAACCGCGCACTTCGGCCCGTCTTCTCGCAAGCGATCAGCGTGGTGCCGGAACCACCGAAGGGGTCGAGCACAATATCCCGGCTTTTCGACGAGTTGCGGATCGCCCGTTCGACCAGCGCCACTGGCTTCATGGTCGGGTGCAGATCATTCTTGCGTGGCTTTTCGACGAACCAGACATCGCCCTGATCCCGGGCTCCACACCAGAAATGATCCGTGCCTTCCTTCCAGCCGTAGAGAACGGGCTCATATTGTCGTTGGTAATCGGCGCGGCCGAGCGTGAAGGTGTTCTTGGCCCAGATGACAAATGTTGACCAGTGCCCGCCGGCCGCCTTGAAGGCTGCTTGCAGGGTATGCAGTTCCGAGGATGACATGCAGATGTACACACCGCCCTTGGTCATTGTCAGAATATTGACGCAGCTGTCGTACAGAAACGTCTCGAAGCCATCGCCCAGATTGTCGTTCAGGATCCTGCGGTCCTTGCCGGGTAGCTTGTCTTTTGCCTTGTTGCCATAATCCACATTGTATGGCGGGTCCGTAAAACAGAGATCCGCAAGGCCGCCATCCAGCACCTTCTCTACATCAGCCAGAACAGTGGCGTCGCCGCATAGCAGACGGTGTTCGCCGAGGATCCAGAGATCGCCGGGCTTGGTGGTAGCCTCCTCAGGCGCTTCGGGAACCTCATCATCGTCGGTAAGCCCGGCGCCTTCTGTATCCGTCCCTTGTAGCAAGCGGTCGATCTCGTCGAGATCGAAGCCGGTAATGTCGAGGTCGAAATCCTCCGCCCGGAGTTCTTCCAGCTCCAGGCGCAGCAGCTCTTCGTCCCAGGCGGCATTTTCCGCGATTTTGTTGTCGGCGATAACCAGGGCCTGGCGCTGGATCTCGGAGAGATGCTCCAAACGGATCACCGGCACTTCTGCCATTCCGAGCTTTTGCGCGGCGAGCAAACGACCATGGCCGGCGATGATGACATCGTCTTCGCCGACCAGGATCGGATTGACGAAGCCGAATTCGGCAATGGATCCCGCGATTTGAGCGACTTGTTCTGCCGCATGCGTTCGGGCATTTCGCGCATAGGGGATCAGTCGATCCACCGACGTGTGTTCGATCTTCAATTGCATCTCATTGACTTGACAAATGGCGGCGCCGTTAAGCGGCCGGAGGGTGAAAAACTATCCAAAAATGACAGAAAACAGAGAAAGCCGCGTCAAGCTGTCAAGCGGCTGTCAAGTAAGCTAACGGGCCTGACGCTAGCGACGTTCTGCGCTGAGCCCCCCCGCATAGGTTGCGGCCAGGAAGGACCCATAAAAACAATGGCTTAGCGGAAGCGTACCAGCGTTTAAAATCCCCTTCGCCCACCATAATCGCCGCTACAACCGCCCTTTTGGCCCGTTTTTGCATACTCATGGTTGTATTGGCGCGTTTCGCATCGTTTTCGCCGGCAGACTGCCATTTCGGAACTGCTTTCATGATGCCGCCGCCCCGTGGCGGACGTCAGGTTCCTGCTGGGGCTGCATGAACCGCTCGATCCTCTGGTGCTCCCGGCGCTGCATCTCGGCGATCATCTCCGCCTCCGTGGCGCTCCAGGTTCCGATCTGATTGATCATGCGATCGATGAACGCTTCCGCCTCCGCCAAGGAAACTTCGAACCAGTCGCCCTCGATCCGTTGGGCACCGAACTCCTCGTGGAACGATGTCTTGATCCGCTCAGAGACTGGCCTGCCCGCAAGCCACCAATGCCTGTGCAGGCGCAGAGGCGCGGCGGTGGCCGAGCGCAGGGTCGAAAGCCGGTTCATGACGTCGGTGGCGGCGCCGACCTTCATCGAACCATCGTCCTCGGCGGCGGCCAGGTACAGGCAATGGAAGCCCTGTCCGTCGATGAAGCTTGCAAAACCGCGTGGACGCCTCATTTCGAATTTCTCCGGGTGTCTGATGTTGATTGCGGGACAGCGGGTGTCTGGCGGATCGGCGCAAAAACAAAACCCGCCGCGGGAGCTCCCGGGCGGGTCTGGACATGGTGATTTGCGACGTTATCCGAAAACATGCCAGAAACGGAACAAGGTGGCAACAGTGTAAGTTTACCGCACTTTTGCTCAAGCGGCGTTCCTGCGGTTCAGCGCCTCGACGATGTCGGCAAGAGCGCGTTTGTGGCGAAGGCGGACGGTCTCCCGGCTCTGTCCGACGATCATGCCGACCTTCCGATTGCCCAGCTTGAACGCCTTGGCCCAGACGATGCGTCGGTCCAGGGGCGTTTCGATGAAGGCCATCCAGGTCGCGGTCTCGTCCATCCTGGTGATGGCCCCGGGACTGGGCGGAGAGAGCCGGACCACGGTCTCGTGGTAGCCGAACACGTCCCAGTAGTCGTGGATGACGTCGGGCCATGCCGAACGGTGTCCGGCGGGCCATACGCCTGGTACGCGAAGGCGGCGGATGGTATCGGCGGCCTCGAGGAGGCGGGCGGCGACAGCCTCGACGTCCCAGTATTCGACGATGCGTCCGCTTGGGAAATAGGCTCGGTTGCTCATGGTGTGGTTTCCCGGCAAAGGATATCGAGGGCGGCGCCGAGGGGCGAGGCGGGCTGGGCTCCCTCCAGGGGCTGGTGCAAGGCGCCCAGGCGGGACATGGCGGCGGCCAGCTCCCGGGGCGTCCTGCCGAACTGCAGGGCCAGACTGGCGAGGATCGAGGCATCGTTGAGGGTCGCATCCATGCCCGAGCCGGCCTTGGCATCGGAGATGAAGATTTCGCGCGGCTGGGCGGTCCCGGGATCGAAGCCGATGGTGACTGTGTAGGCGCGCCCTTCGGTCTCGAATTCGAGGCTGACATTGGGCCGCCTGTTCGGCAGCTTTCTTCTCGGCTCCAGACTCGGATCTGGGGTTTTCGGGGCGTTACCGACCGTTACCGCGTTTGTTACCATGTTTGTTACCAATCCACCCTATAAATATATAATTAAATCAAATAGTTAGTAGTAGTAGGTAACAAAGTAACGCTGGTAACGTGTTTCAACAGACCCTATAGAGAGAATTCATGTGGTTGTTCGGCATCGATCCTAAAAAGCGCGCGTGCGTATAGGGGTGTGTCGAACCGCGTTACCAGCGTTA